TAAAGCCGATCATTGGCGCCGTCATCATGGCCCGGCGGTCGAGCGTGGTGAGCATGCCCGCCAGTGTCACCGAGCGATCAACCAGGGTCACGAACGGAAACGTTTCGATCAGCTGGCACAGCTTCTTGAGCGCCGCCTCAGCGTCAGTCTTGTTTGGAGATTGCGGCACCGGCGGAAAAACCTGCCCCTGCGGCTTGAACAGAACATAGCTCTTTGGATCATAGCCGGGCGTCTCGCAAATCGAGCCGTCAGAACGCAAAAACGGTGCATTCACCACGCCAGCCAATGCCGGCAGCTTCCAGTCTCCACGCTGGTTCAGATAGGTGTCCACGATCTTGTCCGGCGGATCAATCTGTACCAGGCCCTTGGCCTGCTTACTGTACCGTAGCCACCGCGCGGCGTAGCAGAACGTCTTCCTAAGATAAGAGTGCGTAATTTCGGTCAGCTGCCAGCTGGCTGTCAGGCTGCCTGTACTGCTCTTCAATGATGTCTTGAGCAGCGGTCGCACCAGCATGCCATCCCGCTGGTAGATCTCATGTCCGAGCAGGAGAAGAGCGTCTTCGACCTCGTTGACGATGCGCGGGATCTCGCCCGGCTTGATAATGATCTGCGGCCACGGCGTCTTGGCTCCCGTAATCGTGCCGCTACCGACTACCGTTTGCGCGCCGCCACCCGCTGCAACCTGCTTGCCAGCAACCGTGCCGCCGCCCACCGCCGCCTGCTGCTGACTGCACCACTTGTCGTAGGAACGCTGCACTTCCTGCAGCAAACGCCCAGCATATTTTTCACCGATCCCATTGGGATGCTTGGCCAGCTCTTCAGCGATCCGCTCCGGCGACCAGCCCTGTCGCGCCAGGTGCCAAACCACGCTCTGGAATTTATCGCTACGATCGCCGAGCGGCGCGCCGTTCTGAATCAGGTCCTCGTAATCGATATTTTCCCGCGGCCCAGCATTGTTAAGGTCGAGATCGAATTCAGCCAGTGACTCGGATACCGGCACTTCCGTCAGACGCAGCCCAGACGCGAACTCGCAAGCCTCGGCCGGTGGCCGCCGCTGGTCATCACAGAAACGGGCATAGAAGGCATCGAACAGCGCATCGTAATCCTGCAGCGTGTCAGTGAGCGACAGATCCGGATAGTCGCTGATCTGCGCACCGGAGATGGTGATGAAGCGCGCGCAATGGCGATAGAATTCCACGGCGCAATCCGTGTTGCGGTTGAGATTGATCGTCTTGTGCAGTTCGCTGCCCTTGGCGATACCGATGATGCGCGCGCCGGTGCCAGACACGGTCCATTCAACATAGCAACCGGCCTTGGTAGCCTCGGCAAATAGCTCCTCCGCCCAGGGCAGTACCTGACCAGTTGCAAAATCGCGAATGTGGTCCAAGTCGATGGCGCCGAGCTCGGAGTCCTTCAGCATAAATCCGATCCCGTCACAGTGCCCGGCGGCGCAGGCGAGCACGGCTTCCTCGTAGGTGCCCCAGGTCGCCGGCTCGTCGCTTTCGGCATGCTCATTGTAGTAGCGGGGATGATACGGCGGTTTTGTCCACCGGCCAGTACGCTCCTCCCACCGCCAGACCACCCAGCGCTTTTGTTGAGTCAACGGCAACAGCGCCGCCGGTAGCTGCGCTAGGTCAGCATAAAACGCGCGCGGCTTCCCGGTTGTGTTCATTGCTTTCGTCTACCGCCGAGCTGAAAGAAAATACTCAACAGCCACCGGCCTTGCTTCGCGGTCGGCTCGCGCTCGACCCACTGCAGGCGTCCCACCATGTCGTCGATGAATTGTTGCTCATTCGGGCGCAGCCGTGTGCTGCGCTCCTGGCACCACACGGCGATCTCGCGCCAGCGCGGTGAGCCATCTTCGTGATAGAAGTCCTCGGGCAAGATCGTGCCGCGGCTGGCTGCGTCGGCCTTGCCCTGCTCGACGCCCATGGCGTAGATCACCGCGGCATCAGCGTCGGAAAATTTCTTTTCCTCGATCTCGCCCTCATGGTTCTCGATCAGAATTGCGATGTCGTTGAAGCTCAGGCGTTCGCTGGCAGCCAGCCGGCGCATCGCCATCAGGGCATTGACGGCTTCACCCTCGAAATCTGAGCCGAACAAGCGCAGCAGCCTAGCGATCTTCTTGGCAACAGATTCCTTGAAAGTGTTCATCGCGTCCTCGCGAAGTTATACCGTCACTGCCCCGCTCCCCAGCAGCGTTTCCTGTGGCCACAAAGTTTGCATCGCCAGTCCTCAGGATCGTCGCTGATGCGCTCGAGTAGTTCGCCGACGCCCGTCGCCTCGATGATCATCACGGCGCGGTCGCTCATTGCTTGGGCGAGCACCGCATCGAACGGCACTTGCAAATGCAGCCGCTCACAGGTGTCAGCATTGGTGACCGTGAACAGCGCCGGATTGGTCAGGTTGAGGTATGCCTGGTACAGCGCGACCTGCGCCGCATAGGGCGCGTAGAGGCCGACTAGGCCGTCGCGTTTAACCGCACGCCATCCTTTGGCATTGAGGCCTTTATGTTCCCAGATACAAGGATAGCGCAGCGCTGGGACTGCAGGCCCATCGGTTAGAACGCCGTCGGCATGCCCACAAAACAAACCGCCTGCGGTTTCAAACGCCAGTTGATCAGGTGGCGCAAAACTTGAATCCGGCCCGCATCAAATGCTCGCGTGCGAGCTTTTCATGAAAATGTCCGCGCGCGAAGATCGTGAGCGTTCGCACCGGATGCACGGGATCGCACATCCAGTCGAATTGAATTTTCCGCAGGCACTCGGATCCGATCGCGCTAGCGCCGAGATATTGCCGCCAGTTCTCACTCGGCGGCTCGCTACGCTCGATCAGGTCATTGATAGCCTGATTGATCGGCCGTTCAGAAAGATTGGCTCTATTTAAATTAAACATGGTTAGCGTTGCCCAAGCTCGCGACGTGCTTCTTCATAGGCGACGTTCAATTCGGCCATGAGCGTATCGCTGCCGCCCGCATCGGGATGCCGGGTGATGGCCTTCGCGCGATAAAGTTCGGTGATGTCGCCGGTCCAATCGGGCTTGATCCCGAACACTTCGCGCCACGGTTTCTTCCAATCAGGCCCTGTGATGGCGAGGAAGCCGGTAAAGGCGCGCTCCAACATGAGACTGCCGCCGTGCCGTTCAAGCTGACGCAACCCTTCAATTGCCAACGCCAGCGAGCGTAGATTACCAGCGACTGAGATGAAGCCATCACGCGCCATCACCAGCGGCTTCTTCTTGAACTTGAAATAGACGGCGATGCCGGGATCATCGAGGCGTCGAGGGTCGCTATAGAGCAGGCCATCCGGACGCGTCGGCACGTTCGATGACACCACAATCTCGGTAGCGCCAAGCAGCCGCAGTTCGTTATCAGCTCATCACGGACACGGCCTATGGTGAAGCTGCGACCATGAAATCGGGTATCGCTAGTGCGGGCGTGTGGTACGGTTCTCGACCAGCCGTCCGGCCATTTCAACGGATAGGCTTCGATCATTGTTACTTCTCCTCACGCGGATCAACATTGCTACAAGTCCAGTTGCAATTACCTCGACCGGCGTGATGGTAAAGCGTCGCCCCACCTCCTTAGTGATGTTGCGGCACCCGCAACGGATTGTAGTAGTTCGGCGGCAAGAAGGGCTGGAGATCTTTCTTGATGTAGTGCTTGGCATTGAGCCGGTCCAGCAACTCGATCATGCGCAACGTGTAAACGCGCCAATCCGTCGTCTTGGTCATCGGCAGATAGTTAACGCGGCCAACTTTGTAGAGATCGACGAAGCCGTGCGTCTCACGCACGATTGCCAGGCTAGCTTCGACGTCGAGCGTCGGCTCCAAACTCACCCAGGTGAAGACGCCCCGGTCATGAAACGCGCGTAGCCCGGCAATCCGGTCGCCGGGCAGCGCCGCAAGGCGTTCCCATTTTTGCGAGAACCGATCATCGAGACTGGTCAGCGTTACGGCGAAGGCATCGCAGCTCGGTCGAAACAGATCAATCGCCTGGAGCCCGCGTGAGCCGCCCTTAGTCAGAGTGCAGAATGCGAGCCCATGTTCGATCAGCACTTGCAATGTCTCGAGCGTGGGCCGCACGTCGCCACGGTGCCAGGGTCCGACGTGAACGACAGCATAACCTGTTCGGTGATCCCGGCGGCCTGATATTTGGCGGCGTCCTTGCGCAGCCCTTCCATGAATTTCGACCGCAGCACCGCGCCGGCGTCGAACTCGGCGCGGGTCAAATTCTTAATGGTCTTGCCCGGCACATAGCAGTAGGCGCAGCAATGCCCGCAGCCGCGATAGATGTTGGCGGCGAGCGCGGCATACTCACCGGCTTGGCCCCGTGGGGCATAGATGTAGGTGCAGCCCTTGATCAAGGTGCTGTCATCATTCATGATTTCTCCTCCCGCAGGTCCACGCATCTCATTCCATGCTGTCTCAACAGTCCCTTCAGTACCCACCGCAATGACCTAATCGGGTCCACATGCGGCAGCGGCGCCAGCGTCAGGACAAACCTCACAGGTCGAAAGGGATCGGGTCGCCGGTCTCCGGGTTGAATTCTCCCTTTTTCAGGATTTTGCCCGGTCCGTGATCGCGCACGGTCTCGGCCACGTTGATCAGCTTCCAGGCGATCATCAGAAAGTTCGTCATCACTTCCTTCGACCAGGCCTCCAGCGGCAACGACCAGTCGATCCCGGCGCTGTCGGCGAGCGTCGGCAAGATTGAACCGACAACCGCAACGTCACAGGGAGAGGGCAAGAGCCCGGTCGAGTGGACGGCCTGTTCCTGATTCAGACCCTCGGCGATCGCCTGCTGAACACGCACTTCAATCCAGGCGAAGATCGCCGCCGTGGTGATCATGCCCCATTCCTGGTCCGTGAGCCGCCCGCACGGCGTGTTCATGCGCGGGCCGGAGCTCAATGCGATCTTGCGCGCGGCCGCGATGGCGGCATCCGTCGCCTTGCGTTGCCATTGGTCTTCTTCTTTCGATGAAAATGCCACTTTGGCGTCTCCGATTACGACTTCCAAAACTTCGGGCTGCAGACCGGGCCCGAACTGCAATGGCAGGGCGTCTTCGAACATCGCGCGCGGTCCGGGCAGCACGTGCATTAATCCCGCTTGGCCCAATCCGGCCGCGCGATCGCTCCAGCCGGCTTCGCTGTAGAAGCCGCCTGCTGTGCCGGCGCTGACGACGTCGACGTTGACGACGCAGGCGGCGGCTCCGGCTTGCGCCAGATCTGCATGTCGGGCGTGACGATCTCAGTGATGACGTTCTTGGCACGGAAGCCGCCTTCCGGGCCCCTCACGCCGAGACGGGCAAGGAACACCAAACCGTCGACATCTCCCAGGCTCCTGAGCGAGCGCGCCGCCTTGGCTGCGTCGCTTTCGTCCTTGGGACGGATGCCCTTCGCGCTTTCCACGATCGCCTTCAGGGTGCTGAGCGAGATCCTTGCCGCTTCGGCATGATTCGGTGCCGTGCCGCGCAAGGTCAGCTGAATAAAGATCTTGCGTGCGGCGTGCTCGCCCGAGGTGACCCGGAGCTCGAGCACCAGGTGCTCGGAGTTGCCGTCCTTAGCCTTGGTGAGGCGGCCGTCGTCACCGGCTCCGCCGGGCTTGATCGTGAGACACAGCGGCACGATGGTGCCGGCGGGGATAACATCGAAGCTGCGCTGCTCGCCGGCATCGTTGAGATTGAGATTGATGTCAGACATAGTTTAGGTCTCCATTTTGTGGGTCGTTAGTTTGGTGAGAAGTTTGCCGAGATCGGGCGGCTCGATCCGATCTAAGCGTCCACTGCGGTCCTTCGCTGGAAAAGACCAATCGTTCGGACTTACGCAAACGAAGCCGCGCTCCGGCGGATTTCCGTCACCGAAATCGAGAAACTGGTAGGTGATAATTTCATCAACGATTCCGGGTAGCTCGCGCGAGGTCTTGCTTCCTTCGGCCTGCAGCTGCCATTCAGAGCGACCAAAATCATCGGTGACACGTTCGAGAATGCCGACAAAAACCACGTTCAGCCGGCGCGCATGTTGAAGCTGATTCAGAAACAGCACCATTTCCCTGCCGTGCAATCCGTAGGCGCTGCGCACGTCCTTTCGCCCGGTGCGCTCGGAATAGGCTTCCGGCTGCTGCTCGGCCCAACGAAACGAAAGCCGGCTGATGGCGGTGATCGAGTCCACAAAAATCGTGCTGTATTGATCGAGATTTTCTAGCGCCCCACCAATGCCATCATAGTGGGCTTGCGAGTAACGCGCCGCCGGCGGAAACGACTTATTTGGTCCGCCGATACGGCACGCGAGATCACAAGCGGTGGGCCAGTCTTCGAGACGAATAGTCGGCACCGGCAAATCCAATACGGCGATGTCGCCGGCCTCGACGTCGATGAACAAGGTTGAGGCAAGGGCGGTCGTGCGCAGCAAGCTAGTCTTGCCGACCCCGTGCGGGCCAAGGATCAGGACCTTGGCACCGCGCACTTCGGCCAGGCGCTCGGTTGCGCTGATGATCTGCATGATGAATTACTTCTTGAGCTGCGTGAGCAACAAGGTCGCGGCATCGGTCTTCTGTTTCTCTAAGGCGAGGAGGCCGCCGGTGGCGAACGCGGCGACGGCTCGCAACAAATCTCTCAGCTTGTCGGCAGAACCGCTGTTGAACTGGCAATGGGCGCCGCCGGTGAGCTTGGCGAGGGAGGTGAAGACGTCGGTCACTTCGGGATTGTCGTTTTCCTGAAACGCGAAAATCGGCGCGGCAAAGGTCTCAGCAT